ATCACGTCCTGTTCTTCTAATCTCTGGTGGTAATTTCTGCAAAATCTTGCCTAACCAACCACCTATTGGGAATTTACTTTCTTTAATCACACCAGTTCCATCAATATCACCATATGCAGCTCCCATTTCGTGGTCGTGTAAAGATATATTAGACCTCCAATATCTGTAATTAAAGGTCACAGGTTGAGTAGCAAAAGCATTTGGATTACTATATGATAAATCTACTGGCCCTAATGTTTTAGGATATGCCTCTATTAATTCAATGTAGTATCCCGCCAATGTTAATCTTGCTAATGGACCTTCTATGTTAGCATCCTCAGCAAACCTTGCAGGTTGCGTTGCTTCATTTTTATTTTCGTGCAATGGAAATATGAACACCTTACCCACATATTCATCATAAAAATTAAGATTAAATGTTCTTTGATTTACAACTGCATTTTGCCAAGACTCAAATATTGCTCTTTCTGATAATTCTGAATCCAACATAAAGGATAAATCCATTGGTGTAAACTCTAAACCCCTAGCGATATTTCGTTCAGGTCCATAAAACTGATTCGCTGATGTATCTAAAATTGTTCGTTCTGGTAATCGTGCTGATGAGCAAAAGAAAAATAATCTTTCTCTTAATGAATCTTTAATACCAAAAACTTGGTTTATATCATCCTTATATTCAGAAAATTCTGGTCCTTTAAATGTTTCTTCATCAAATATTTTAGGAAACTCTAATACAACCATAAACTTAGCAGGTCTATAAAGTCCTTCAGCACCTGCAACCATAGACCTAAATCTGTTTATGGTAGATTGAGGATTTGCCTTTTGTGCCATTTGTTTTTTGGCTCGTTTAGGATCCCAATGTTTACCTCTAGGTAAACCTATTCGTATATCAAATGGTCCTGGTAATGGTAGTCGTTGTCTAATTATTGCCATTATGCTATTTTATTCCTACTATCTGACCAAACAACTGCTTCACTTGCTTTTTTGAATCTAGCAACAGGTAACATAATTGCGATTGCGGCCTCGTCTAAATCTACTCTTAAAAAATCTGACCTCATATGAGACCATAGATATTTTTTAAGTGTTGGTTTAATAATTTTAATTCGTTTAACATCATCATAGTTTATATCAAAAATTGTTTTCTTATCAAATTTTCTATCAGTAGCAAACCTACTCATCTTGTCTAACATTTCAAATCTTAATAACGGTGGCAAATAATGAAAGTTCATACCAATAAAACCACCTTTGATTGGGTCTAAAGGTAACACTAATGGAAACACATCATAGTAAGGTAGTGTGCCTTTTAATTTAGGGTCATAAGCATATAGACTTAACTTACCTCTACTAGGTCTATTAGTTAGTTTGCCTTGTCGCATTAATTGTCTAGCGGTTACATTACTTGCTAACTTACTAACCTGTGTTCTATACCATTGAGCAGACTTTTTCATATGCCCAGTAGCAGAACCAGCTCTACCTCTTATCGTATCAAATATTGACGCCATATGTTATATTTATATGCAATAAATAATACTATGAAGAAGATAGGAAGATTGATTAACATAGACCGTATGGCATATAAAGGCAAATTCACACCTAAAAACCCACAGAAATACAAGGGCGACCCAAAGAATATTATTTATCGCTCAAGTTGGGAGCGTAGATTTATGTCTTATTGTGATAAAACAAAAGAAGTTTTAGAATGGGGTAGTGAAGAAATATGGATTAATTATCGTTCTATTGATAACAAAATACACAAATACTTTCCTGATTTTTATATGAAGATTAAACAGCGTGATGATACAATAAAAAAATTCATTGTAGAGATTAAACCTTCATATCAAACTCGTCCTCCTAAAAAGAAAATAAGAAAGACAAGGCAATATATTAAAGCGATTATGGGATATAAAAAGAATACGGCCAAATGGGCGTATGCAAGGGAGTGGTGTGAAAGAAAAGGTATGAATTTTGTTATACTCACCGAAAAGCACCTCAAAACATTTTAACTGGCGGAGACGGTTAGATTCGAACTAACGATACCTGAAGGTATAGCAATTTAGCAAACTGCTGGTTTAATCCACTCACCCACGTCTCCAGCTCAAGGCCAGTTTTTAGAAAAAAAAAGGGCACTCAATTACTTGAATGCCCTTTAAAGTAAAGTGTGAGAGATAGATTACGAATCGTCCTCAGCTAATTTGCTGAAGTATGATATAGAATCACCTTCACCTGATTCGTTTTCTACTTTATCTTTTGTCACAGACCACCCACTATTCGTAGGTTTACTAGTCGCCTTCGGTGCTGTATTACTAACCTTTGGAAGGTTAATATCGGCAACTGATTCTGTGTTTCTTTGTCCAGTCAATACCGTATTCAGTTTACTTTTAAGTTCGTCATACGTTTTAAAATTGCTTGGATCAACGAAAGGTTTAAGAGCGTATTGAGATTTCCATACTTTGTCAATCTCATCATCGGTAGATTTAATCTTACCAACTGGCTCAAATTCCGACTTGTCATAGTTCCAAAAACCATCAACTTTACGAATCTTTAATTTGAAATTGGCACCTTCCCAAAAATCAAATGGGTTGCACGCCTTCTCATCCTCAAATTGTGGATTCATAGTTTCAGTAATTTTATCAAATATCTTTTTACCGTATTTGTATAAAAATACCTTACCTTCATTTTCTGGATGTCTTGGATCATTAACTACTAGAATATTAGAATAATATTGTAATTTTCTTTTTCTCTTTCTAGCAATTTCTTTATCTGACTCAATACCTGTATTCCAAAGTCTTGTATTCTCTTCCGAAACAGGATCCTTTTTGTTTAGAGTCGTCAAAGAATTGTCAATGTACCATTGACCACCTGGTCCCTGAAATGCGTGGTGCCAAACTCTTACCCAAGGCATATCTTCGCCTTCTATTGCAGGTAAAAATCTAACTACTGCATATCCATTTCCAGACTTATCTAATTCTGGTTTCCAGAATCTATCATCTTGGTAATTACTTTTCTTTGATGGATCTTTTGTGATTGTTTTCTCTAACGCCTTTGTTAGAGTGTCAAAATTAGATTTTGACTTTTTTAATTGTTCTAACGCAATACTCATATTTGTATATCTCCTTGTATATTTTAGTTTAAGTATATCTTTCGTATCATAATATATAATTCACTTGATTATTTATAAGACTTCTTCCATTTACGATAACCTTTTACCCAATCAGTTTTACACTCACTAGGTAAATCTCTTTCACGGAGAAAGTGTCTAAATTGTGACAGCTTATCTATTAAAAAATCTAATATTCTAATCATTATGTTTCATTATATCAGGTTATGTCTAACTTGTCAAGCAGCTGTTTATGGGTCATATACTTGATATTAAGCAACTTACTCCATTCGGGTAGTTCTCGGCAAGTAGGGACTTCAGACTCATCCTTGTTGACTTTGTAAAATGTTATATCTGGACACCATCCCATTAGCATTCTCCATTGGTCTATCCAGTTAACTGATGGTGTAGGTGCACCTGATTTTGTAGTGTAATTAGGTGTGCCCTTATAAACATTATTAATCTTATCCGAATCACTTTCTAAATCGTGCCCTATTAAATAAACTTCTTTTGGTTTCTCTACTCTACAAGCAATAAAACCACTAGTTGCGCCTGAAGCCCAACCGTGGTCCTGAAAATTTATATCAACATCTTTGAAATCGTGGGATTTATCTCCATCTTTTATCCAAGATATATATAAATGGGACTTCTTAATATGTTTCTTAACAACTTCTGGATTATGATGTGCAATATCCCTTTTGCCTTTTATAATACCAACTATACCTTTAATTGTAGAACCGTGCATAACAAATTCTGTTGATGTTCCTTTTTCATTTGTTATAATGCCATCAAAATGTTTTACAATATCTAATTCTGCTTTATCAGCAAAACCTAATGCCATTGTTTCGTACATATAGGCAGGTACTTTTGACCAACCTCTAAAATAACAAGGAACTTTTTGTGCATAACCACTATGATATATTTCGTGGCATATACCATAATCAACACTTGTCAATACATCTATTACATCTGGATTATCTCTATAGATAGCATTACAACCATATATCTTACCTTTACCTTTTAATTTCTCTATTGGAAAACTTAAACGGTTCTCACCATTGCCTATACAAAATACTCTATCTGGCATTTATCCTATCCATTGCTTCTATAATTTCTTTCGTTGTATAATCATATCTTGGTTGTATTGTATTTAAAACTTTTCTAATAGCTTTAGGATACAATTTATGTTCTTCGTTTAAAACTTTACGTTCAAGTGACTCTATAGTTTCACCTTTATCTATCTTCACTTGACTTTGCATAATAATTTCTCCTGAATCTAATTCACCTGTAGCATAATGAACCGTGCAACCAGTGTATTCTTCTTTGTTGTCTAATACTTGTTTATGTACATTTAATCCCTTGTACTTTGGTAATAATGATGGATGAATATTTAAGACTTTATATTTTTTAGTAAAATCATTGGTTAGTTTTTTCATAAACCCTGCCATACAGATTAAACCAATATTATACTTGTTGATTTCATCAATGATTTGTCCTTCAGATTCTATAACCTTAAAAGGTATTTTATATTCCTCTGCATACCTTAACCCAAATGCCTTTGGACTACTACTCATCACCACTTTAACTTGCTCTTTAAAACTTTTAATGATTGAAAGTAAATTAGAACCTCTACCAGATATTAATACTGCTATGTTTATCATCCTTTTACCAATGGCACAAACACTACACCTATTAATTCTTTTGTATCATATTTTGGCATTGCACTTGGTTTATAAACACTCCCTTTATGTGTGCCATCGCATAAAGGATATGTTTTACTCTTGCCACAATTACATAACCATTTTGTACCTGTCTTTGTTATTAATTGTAATTTACCTTGATAAGGTATAATCATTTGTCCACCAACTTTTAATTGGTCAACTAATAATTGTGGAATCTCATCTGCCATTGCTGTCACAATAATTTTATCAAAGGGACCTCTTTCATCCCAACCTTTATAACCATCACCAACTTTAAATCGTATATGTCCATAACCTAATTCCAATAATAACTTTTGTGTTCGTTGTGATAGTTTGTAAATTCTTTCTACTGAATATACATCTGCTGTTAATTCTGCTAATACAGCTGCCTGATAACCTGAACCTGTTCCTATTTCTAATACTTTATCTAAAGGTTTTATGTTAAGTTTATCGGTCATATAAGCCACTATAAAAGGTTGTGAAATAGTTTGTCCAAAACCTATTTGTAAAGGACTATCTGCATATGGATCTTCTTTAACAAATTTTTCTCTAGGTACTTGTTTCATTGCCCATAAAGTCCTATCACTAATAGACTTATCATAAGTCTTAATAGTTTTAATCATACTATTCATTGCTCTCTTATGTGCCATACACCATCCTCTCTATTGGTCGTCTTGCTCTTTTCATTACATCATTTGATATTTTCACTTCATAGGTATTCATCATTAATGATTGTAATATACCTGGTAATGTAATTCGTTTCATATGTGGACACAAATTACAAGGTCTAACAAATTCTACATCTGGATTCTCTACTGAAACATTATCACTCATTGAGCATTCTGTAACCATTAATACTTTACTTGGTTGTTTTTCTTTAACATAATTGCTTATTTTAGATGTTGAACCTGTAAAGTCAACTTCAGCAATTACTTCTGGTGGGCACTCTGGATGAGCTAGAATTGTTATACCTGGATTATCTTTTCTATATTGTCTAATTTCTTTTGCTGTAAATTGCTCGTGTACCATACAAGTACCGTGCCAAGATATGATTTTAACCTTTGTTTGTTCAGCAACATTTTTAGCAAGGTATTCATCTGGTAGAAATATAACTCTATCTACACCCAACGATTCAATTATCTCAACTGCATTGGAAGATGTACAACAAATATCTGTTTCTGCTTTAACTTCAGCAGATGTATTTACATAGGTCACTACTGGCACACCTGGATACTTTTGTTTTAATAATCTTACATCTTTACCTGTTATTGATTCTGATAATGAACAACCTGCTTTTGGGTCTGGTATTAAAACTCTTTTGTCGGGACTCATCAACTTGGCAGTTTCTGCCATAAAATAAACACCACACATCAAAATAGTATCTGCTGTTGTGTTCGCTGCTTCTCTTGCTAATTTTAAAGAGTCTCCTACTATGTCAGCAACACAATGATATATTTCTGGCGTCTGATAATTATGGGCAAGAATAACTACATTTTTTTCTTTTTTTAATTTATTAATACTCTCAACATATGGAGCGTGAAACGGCCACTCAATTTCTGGTATAACTTTTTTTACTTTTTCATACAAGGCCATATTTCTCCACAATCTTTTTATATTTTTTTAAATTCTCTGGTTTAACTTCTCTATCACACATAACGCAAATTTCTTTTTTTGGCAATTCCCATTTCATCTTTTTTGCAATATACCAAACTACGGTATCTCTATTCTTAATTAAATATTCTGCCGATTCATAATCTTCACCTTCTGGATGAATATGTCCATCTTCGTCCCTATAAAAGGTATATGATTTATTATTATATTTTATTATTTTCTTCTTTGTCATTTCTTGTTATCAAATTTTTAGGTTTGTCTATTGGCATTCCTTGTTTATCAAACCAGCGTTGGTCAGCAGTCACGTGAACATAACTTAAACTACCATCTTTTAATTTTATACTTCTTTTATTAATTTTACCTTTGTAAATAGTAAAATCTTTATTAACTAATTCTAAATGACCATACATATCCTGATAGATACGGTCTATCCATTTGTCGTTCATAAAATTAGATAATACATCACCCTCCGTCATACTAATATTATCAATATTACACAAATTAATAATGCAACTATTATCCAAGGTGCACCTTCTATAAGCAATTCTTTAATAAATTCCCACATCATACAAATACTTCTCTCATAATAAATTTACACTTTGTTAAATTATATTTCACAAATGGTGAATACTTTTTTAACCTAAATGAAAGGTCAGGCCAAACCACCGTTTCTTTAATTTCTTTATCCCAATTCTTAATAAACGATAGTATCTTATCAAGGGTGACCATTGTTTCTGTCCCAAGTCCTTTTGAAAGATATAACCGTAGCAACTTTGGATGTTGTCCATTAGATACGCTAAACATAGAATCAAAATGGCTATTATCCCTACCAAGTATATTATTAATTGTGGAACAATCAGCTCGAAAGTTGTACGCAAAGCTCTCATTATATTTTTGCCACTTTCTATAAACACTTTCGCCATCTTCTCTAATGAGGTCTCCAATCCATCGTTTGGGTTTATCTGAAAAATTTGCAACATAAAAATTTAATAACTCCTCATCTTTAAATCTTGTACACAATCTATGAAAGAAATATCTATCATTTCTTTTTGTAAAGCTTCCAAGTGAAGCATTAACTTTTGCATTGTGTTTAAAAAAATCATAATTGTCCGTAGAAAAATGTAGTTTAACAGCAAGGTATAATCTATAAGCGTCATATCCATTCATTATCTTGGTCTTAATGCGTTCCAACTGACAGGAAAATGATATATACAATAACTATCTATAAACTCCGCAACCTCTCTTGTTTCTTTTTGTACATCTGGTTTACATCTTAAATCACACACACGAGCAAACGCATATAATGTACCTGACCATATCCATTCGGTCATCATTGATTGTGGTAATACTGCCCTTGCCTGTTCAGGTGCAATACCCTTACCTATAAACGCATTATATAATATCTTACATTGTTCCATAGTCGTTTCATACATATGTTTTAATGTTCTATCTAACTCTACTGCACCTTCGGACCCTTGTTTTGAATTGACAGGTTTGCCTCTCCATTCATCTATCTTATATAGTTCAGGTTCATATGATACATAACGCCTACTCACTTCATTCCAACTTAACCCTACTTGATGTTTAACTAATTGTCTTGCAACAAATACTGGTGCTCTAATTCTAAATGATATTGAGGCGTGAGCAAATGGTGACCAATGTCCGTGTTTTGCTAAAAAGGAAATTAGTTTTGCATCCTTATCTTCAAATTGTTCTTTAATCTTTGCATAGGATACTCTAGCAGCATTTACAACTGATAAATCACTACCCATTTTATCTATCATTTCAACTTTTATCATAATAATAGCTTACTTGTTTTTGGCAGAAAATTTAACTTCTCTGCTTCTAATTTTATCTTTTCTTTTAATGATTTGTTAACTAGATTGCCTACAGTACCTGTGTCTATGTCATTGTTCTCACAATATAAACACACGGCGTCTATGTAAGGAATCTTTTTAGACTTTACAATATCTTCAATCTTTAATGCAAATTGTTTACTTGTTATCATATATTATATTATATCATAATAAGGAGAAATGTCAATGTCCCGGTTCTGTTGCCAAGTCGGGACCACACTCCGTCTGCAATTAAGCAGCCATACGATAACCGAAGTTGTCGTTTAAAAATGGCCTTTAAAGTAGCACCCTACTATTTTACTCCAGTTAGGTTTAGTAGCAGTCGAATCTAACTCACCCCCTTACAGCACATCTAAATGTGTTCTAAATTGGTGGAGGTGGTGGGAATCGCACCCACGTCCTCACTAGTTATTGACTAACCTTCACCGTAAAATTCATAAAACTTATTTGTCTTTTAAAAAGTTTTCTTCTAAATCGTGTCGGATAATATGTTTTCTTAAAGCTCTTACCAATCGCTCAACATTGTCTATAATATCAATCAAAGTTTTACTAGTTATATAATTTTGCTGTTCTTTCAGCTTATCATATTCCCTTAAAGGGATTGTAACCGTTCTTTGCAAAGATGTTTCATTTTCATATGTTTTAGCATTAGCTTCATCTTGTTCTTCCCAATGACCATTACTCATTATTTTATTTCCTCTTGTGGTATTTCATATGTATTAAATGATAAAAATAATATACATTTTTCAATTTGTTGTGGTGTTTCAATTGTTACCAATAACTGATCCTTATTTCTATATATCATTGTCATAAAAACTGGTTCGCCATTTGGATCAGCCCCAACTCTTCCTAAACTTGCTGAAAAGGCTTTAAAACCTCTTTTCTTTAATATGCTGTTAACTAATTCTATCGGTCCACAGGCAGCAGGAAATCTACTCTCATACATCCCATAGTTATATGGGTTTAAAGGTAATTCAGGCTGTTCTTGGGTATTGGCAGATTGTAAAAACAAACTGCTCACGATAACTACGCCAAATATAACCTTCAGAATTTTTGAAAACATTACACATATATTTATTCAACTTCCGCTAATTTTTCTTTATGTTTATTAAAAAAATCTGTTGCGTGTTTATAGAATAGCTCTTGGTGCTCTTTTATTTTTGCTTGTTCGTGTATCCACTCTTGGACATAACCATCTTCGCAAGAAGCTAAAACAATTGTCTGTTCTATCTTCTTATCTGGATAAATTTCTTCAAACATTTTTGCATAAGCAGCTGTCTGTAAGAAATTACCATAATTGTATTCTCTATCTCTTTGTTTGGTAGACGATTTAAAGTCCAGTACAGATAGTTTGCCTTTATATTCAGCAACACAATCTACTTGACCAGCAACACCAATCTCTTTTGAATACAAATAATCTTCAACACAATGAATATTATCTATTCTTGCTAAGTAAGGTTTAATCAATCTGAATAATCCTAATGGTGATACCTTGGTAATGCCAATAGATTTATCGTCCTGATTTCTTAAATGATTCTCTATTAATGTGTGTAAAGTTTTGCCACGATTCATAGCTGACCGAGAAATATAGTTAGCCATTTCTTCGCCAACACTATCTCTCCATTCTTGTATTTTTGCTTGCCTTTCAGGTATACTTCCTAAAATAGATGTAACCGAAGGATAATTTACACCATCTATAGTATAAAATCTTATACCATCTTGGTTCTTACCCTTCTTACCTAAATTTCTAGGCAATACTGATTCGTCAAGTTTTACATAATTAAATACCATAATTTATTCTCCTAATTATCTTATCAGTATAACATAATTATATGTTATTGTCAACGGTCTATGTGCCCTTCATAGCATATTGATCCATTATATCACTAGGACTAGGTTCCCAATCTGCTGTATGTGCCTTTTCATATACGGTTTTACCCCTAACATCCCTAAATGCTCTTAAATATTCTTTTCTATTACCTTTATTCTTATATGAACAATGGACCCATCCACTATTCGGTTCATCTGGATTATGATATTCCAATATCAATTGGTCAAAATCCAAATGTTTATAAATGTAATCTGCCAATTGTTTATTTGCCACTCCAGTTATTTCAAAATCAGCCGCTTCCCCTTTGGCGTGCTGGGAATTAATACTTGATCCTATTGCAACACACAACTCTTCCGAGCGATACCCGCTAGACACAGAAACCACTTGTTTAAAGTGGTCTCTAACTGGTTGCAAAATAAATTCGCATAATATTTGTAATTTGTCTATCTGATCCTCATTGGGATTATTCATAATCCCTTTACGGTCAGCCGTCTGACTTCTGGTCAGCTCTTTTAGACTAAAATTCTTACTTAGCTTCATTTATTTTATCCTTGGTTGCTAATTTTTGTTTTTTTAATTCTCTCAACTGAATCCAACTTATAGAACTTCTATCAATTTTTCGCTGTTCAGTTAGTTCTTTAGTTTTCGTGTTCATACGCTTATGGTCTTTAATCAGCTTCTTGCGAAGATTCATAAATTACCCCCTTGTTAGTTTTAACACCTTTTCTATTTGACTTCTTATAATTGGTCCACGATTTGGCCAATGTATGTATGGTTCATCCGATTTTGATAGATTATATAAGAATGGTAGGACTATCTTCTCTATTTCTTTAAATCTACTCTTAACATCAGCACTTGCAATTTCTTTATTTACTGAATCTTTTTCAGCTACAATTTGCATTACTTCGTTCATCATAGATTTAATTGTTGACACATCGGATTTAACTTTTGATAGTTCTAAATTTGTTCCTTCAAATTTAGAATCTAATGCTTGTTTATCTACACCTGGTTTTTGTTCAACAGGTTTAGATGATACTGGTGTGAATCCATAATCTACATTCATATCAAATTCACGCATAAAATCTGGTATACCTTTTTCGGCCATATTAATTAGCCTCCTTATCATTTACTGGTGGTTTATTTTTTGGTATTATTCTATAAGTTGTTTTACTTATATATTCTTGTTCCCAACCAAAAGCCATTTGAATGGTATTTGATTTTTTGGTTGCTACTAAAACAGGTTTCACTACATATTCATTTGTAGGATTAACCACATAAGTATATGTTGGTTTAACCACATAATTGTAGGCGTGTGTTTTAATATCTTTTTTAGTGGCTACTATAGTAACCAAATTTGTTGCATTATAAGCTTTCACATATACATTGTTATTTACTGCAACACTTGATCCGCTCATTAACATAGCAAATTCCGAACACGCCGGTAATACTAATAATAAACTTAATAATAAAATTCTTCTCATAATGTTTTTCATAGTACCTCCTTAATTAAAGGGCAGGTCATCACATAATTGGAGGTTACGGTATAGAACCTGCCCCCATTGTCGGTAGTGTAGGAGTGGATTGACTTACTTTGCGCCGGTTTACGACCATTGGGTTTCAGTTGCTCACTCACACTACTAACATTATTATTTATTTTTGCCATACTCTCTACTTTGCAAATTTCTTTGCCTTTTCTTTCTGTATTTTTCTATGTTTTTGTATAACATTATCAGTTCTTACTTCTTTAATACTTCTTTTGCTGTGTTCTTTTGCTAAAGCACTTTTTGGATGTGCTTCTGCAATTCTACTTAAATTTTCTTTCCATCCTTGGTCTTGTCTATAACTCATTCCAGATACACCGGCAACAATATTTACTTTGGATATAGTCTGTTGGATATTTGAATTTTCTTTTAAAAATCTTTCCCTTTTATCCATTGACATAAACATTTCAAATTCCTCACCACTCTTGGTGTTCTTAAATGAATATAACGGCATTTCTATTCACCTGATTTAATTCTTTTTAATGATACCAGTTTGCCTTTTACATTAGACAATTCACCTAGTTTTTTTTCAACCGTTCCAACATAATTTATATGGTCTGGAACCGCTTGAGTAGGACTAGTTAAAAAAGTGTTTATATCTGCTTCTAAAGCAGCAACTTCACCTTCTAGTTTCTTTATTAATGCTTCTCTTATCATAGTTATCTATTTATCTCCTCATTTTTTAACCCTTTATTATACCACTCTGGTGTTTTAGCAGGGTTTTTCCAAGTGGCAAAACTTCTTTTTTCCTTTATGTAATATTTTCTATACGACTCAACTGCATTACCAGGAATTTTACATTCATCTGGCATACAAGTTGGTGGTTCTGTACCTATTTTATTTACAGGTGCTTTCATTGGAGGGTTGTGTAATAAATCCTTCAATTTAGCAAATGATAAATGGTCTCTATCTTTTTTATATCTTAATCTATATTCTTCATTTAAAGCACAAAAATACAAATACAACCATCTGTAATTATAAGCACTTTCACGCACCCATTTTGCTGATGGATGATTTATATGTGTTGCCTTGTACATTGTTTTTTCTTCTAATAAAGAGTTCATCTGTAAATCTCTACCATCTAAAACTCTATGTGCTGTTGACAACAATTGAGCAGTTTCTAATATCATTTTGACAATATGTTTATCACAAGCATATTGAGCTGCAATTTCAGGGTTTTGGTCTAAATAAAAAATATTCATAATATACTATCCATTATAACACATTGACGATTAAAAGTCAATATTAAAGTTCCTCTTTTACTTTCTTCTCATTCCAATCAACTATTTGATTTAATTTTAGTCTAATTTCATCTGGATCCAATTCGGATAATTCCTTAGCACCCAATTTTTCAACAAATGTTTTATAATCTTTTTCTCTTAATTTTAATCTTTTAAGTCTTATATTTTGTCTTTCAATTTTATCAGCTAATCTTTCTTCTTTATTTTCCTTTGTTAATGCTTTGTGCATTGACCTTTGTTTAAAAGATATATTAGCAGCAATTAATAACAATACTGCCAATGGGTCAAATACAAAGATTAAAACAATAATAATAATTCTAACTGCCTTATCAAAATATTCTACTGCTTTATCTCCATAAATTAATTCTGCAATATATTTTAAAGGACCTACATCTGCCTCTACTTTTAATTGTTCAAGTTCTATATTACTTTTTTCTAAAGTTAAAGCAGCAATAGTCTCCATTGCAACTCTAATTTCAGTATTTAAAAATTCTCGTTCTTCTTTTTGTTTTCTTCGTTCTTTTAATCCTCTACTAACATTTTCTCTCTTAATATAAACATCCATTACCTCGTCTAATTGATTTAATACTTTTTCATTTCGAGTTATAATAATTTCTTGTTGTACAATCTGTTTATCTATTAAAGAAGCTTGAACCAAATAATTGGTTGTTGGTCTAACTTGGTCTAGGTGTGCTTTAGATAAAAATCCAAAAATACCCATACTGGTTACAAATACTAATACTAAAACCGATGTTGTTAAATACCATTTAATCGACCTGGGTAGTAAATTACTATTCCAATTCCGATACAGCCAAGAGGCGGCAACTAATTTACCTACTTCTAATACCGTACCCATTGCTATAATAGCAACTTTTGCTCCAGCAAATAATGTTGCAAGTCCTATAATTGAATAACCTGCGGCTACCACAGATATAGAAATTGCACATATTAATGTAATTAATGCTAATAACATTGTAATATTTATTCTATGAATAATGATTTATTCAAAGCATTTTTAATATACCACTTCTCAAATTTCGGGTCTTTTACAAAATGCTTTTGTATTCTATCGGAAGATACTTGCCCCATTTTAATACACTCGGCAAGTTCTTTATATTCCTTTTCCTTATTTTTCTTTTTTGTCGTATTTGTATATATCTTTTTTACCATATTTTTTTACTCGTTTTTCTGCTTCATAGATAACCTTATGTGTATCGGTTACGCTATTTTCTTTTATAATTCCTTCTTCTCTAATCTTTGCCATTTCTCTCCGTAGCATTGTATCATAATCAGCTTGGTCCATACAAAAATCCCATTCTTCTTTTTCCTGTTCTAAAGTCATTGTCTTGGGTTCTTTTCGTCCTATTGCCGGATGACTTGTTGATTCTAATTTTGATTTTTCCAATGCTAATTTAATTTGATCCTCTGGTGTATAAAAATTCGTAATTTTATTTTTTTCTAATATTTTTAATACTTCTTTTTTACTATCTGTCATTGTCTTAATGCAAAGTTTTATCTTCGTATTTTTCAACTCTTGTCATAGAGTCTTTTATTGAATCACACATTGATTCATATTCTTCTTCACTTAAAATTGTTTTATAAAGTCTTAAACCAATTGCAATAAGTGTAGCAGCAATCATTTGCCACTCAAATTTTAAAGCAAGTTCAACACTATATCTAAAAACTTTTTGATATACATTATCCAATTGTCTATCTTTATCTTGTTCCGTCATTTTATTTTTTTAAATCTTGTATATCTCTTAATGATTTTTGTACGGTAGTTAAATCTTTATATTTTACTTCTTTATTTTCCTTGCTACCATAATAATAAGCTAAAAAGAAACCTACTATTGTTAATGTTATTCCTAAAAATCCTAATAAAAATCCTGCTTCTAGTGTCATCATTATTCCTTCACTTCAATATTTGTTTCTGTAGCAACAACGGTCTCTAATTTTCTAACCGTTCTTATAATTCTTGTCACTCTTTCAGCATAATCATCTGTTGTAGAAAACTTGTTTAAAGTTTTTACTAACTCAACTGAATCCATTGTACTTGAAAATTTTAATTGGTCTGCTCTTAATTTTCTAAATTCTTCATATGCAGGATGTTCATTTAATATTCTAATATATTCTTTTACCGATTGGCATTTTGATGAAAATATTCTTACACCCCAACCAGGCCATTTCTTAATTCCTGTTGGTAGTAAATACTTCGCATTTTTATCCCACACTCTTATACCATACAAATTATTTGCCTCTTTAGCAAATCTACTCATACCCCAACCAGACTCTAAAGCTGCCTGTGCTGTAATCATTTCGTATGGCACTCTTTTATCAATTAATAATGTAAAATTTAAATAGTCTATACATTTGTGCATTGC